GCTACTCGCACACCCACAATCAGGGGGCATCGGGCTTAATCTCCAGTGCAACGTTGGAGAGACAGCACAAACCGTGTGGTATGACTTACCGTGGAGCTCAGAAAACTACATCCAAGCCAATGCTCGGGTTTACCGCCAAGGGCAAACGGTGCCGGTTATCTTACACCATTTGGTAGTGTCAAAAAGTATTGACGAGCAAGTTGTCAAAGTATTAGAGGGCAAAATAAATTTACAGCAAGCGTTATTAGATGCCCTAAATTGCGTATTAGTGTGACCATGAAAGCAAAAAATATAATAAAAGCTGCAACACCCAGATTATCAGATGAAGAGCTAGATCCACTAGAGCAAGACGACAACGACGGCACTTCTGTGGATATGATGGAGGCATACTTTCCATGGAATCCAGAGGACATTGCAGACATTAGAAGATTGATAGATGAGCAGATGCCCAAGAAACAACGCTTTATATTTCAAGCATTTTTGGAAGGTTTGACGCACGAAGATATTATGGTAACTGAAAAGTACTGGCGGTATCACTTTTCAAAAGGTGTAGATTTTATTAAAGAGGAGCTTGGCCTATGAGCCACTTTAAAGACTTGTTTGATTATAAAGATGGAAAACTATTTAGGAAAACAAAAGTTGCAGGAAATGTAAAAATTGGTGAAGAAGCTGGTTGGTTTGATAACAAAGGATACCGAAAAGTTTCCATTAACAAAAAAACATACGGTGTCCATCAAATAATATTTGAAATGCACCATGGGTATATTCCTGAAATGGTAGACCACAGAGACGGAAACCCAAGCAACAATGACATTAATAATTTACGTGCGGCAACAAGGGGACAAAATATTAGTAACCAAAAAGCCAGAGGAAAATCCAAAATTAAAAATGTTTATTGGGCTCCAAGACAAAAAAGTTGGCGTGTAAATATGCGCATAAATGGTAAAAATACACATATTGGCTACTTTAAAGATTTAGAACTGGCTGAACTTGTTGCCGTTGAATCAAGAGAAAAATATCATAAGGAGTTTGCTAACCATGTCTAATTTTATTGTAGAGCATAACTACAAAGGCAATTATGTTATGGAAACGATTACTGGTGTGGAAGATCTTGACACTAGCCAGTATAAAGATATATTGGGAATCTGGGTTTGTGACAGCTTTGAAGAGTTACAGATCATGGAAAAAGAATTAAAGGAGATGAGAAATGCAAGACCCCGTCAACAAGCCTAGTCACTATACGAGTCATCCGTCGGGAATTGATTGTATCCAAATTACCGAGCATATGAGCTTTAACCTTGGTAACGCTATCAAGTATATTTGGCGAGCAGATTTAAAGAACGATGCAATTGAAGATTTGCGTAAAGCAGAGTGGTACATTCGCAGAGAGATTGAGAAGCGTACACCAACAATGAAACAACGCATAAATGAGGAGTGTGGAAAATGATTTTAGAAATTGATGATGATATGGTTGACACCATTATTCAAAGTGCATTGGTTAAAGACTATGTCCATTTAACAGCTGACCTAAAAGCTTACAAGAAAAACCCCAATCATTTGCACGAAGATGACGCAGCAGCTTATGCTGAAGTAGTTAAGGGTATTGAAATTTTGGCTCGCTGGTATTTTTGCAATGGTGAATTTGAAAAGTCTGTCAAACTTGCTAGGAAGAAAAAATGAAAAAATATACAGCAGGCGATTTAGAACAAGCCATCATGCAGTGCTGGCAAACCAGCGATGATTTAGAGTTGTTCTTTCGATACCATGGCGACGCGCCAACACCAATGACAGAAGATGAAGTGTCTAATGGATTGTTGGGTATTAAATTACTAAATGACATGCGTATTTGGAATGCGCAAGACATACACTGCAGAGTGTTTGAACTAAATCAGTACTGCACTGATCCAGAAAAGTTAACAACAAGAGAAGCATTATTCCCCGATTTTCCAATTAAAAAGAAAGGTAGTAAAAAATGAGCGAAGAAAAAGTAATTGACAGTGGTTTAGACAACGAGATTTTGACATTCCGTTTTTCTGTAAAAGCAACTAATGGTTTGCTACAGATTTTAGGAAACGCACCCTTTGTCGCATCCGCTGGCTATATCCAAGATTTGCAAACCCAAGCTGGTCCGCAAATTGAAACATTGGTAGCGAAACAAAATGAATCTGAAACAGCTTCTTAAGCGAGCAGGTGTAAGCAATAACATCATAGCTGAGGTTGAGCGTAAGGCCAAAATGACCACAGCACAGCAGGAAATTGAGCATCAAGAAAAGGCTGCTGCAATGGCCAAAATGATGCTCAATGATGTTATGCCGCATCTGCACAGCGCAATGAGTAAAACACCCCCGTCTAAACCCAAAAAGACAATTATCATTCCAGATTAGGGCGGTTTTTCCCCAAAAAGCGTATTAGTAGATATAGGGGATAATCTCAGCTCGTCGGGATGACGCCTTTTATCCCTGCGCTGTAAAGAAAGCACAAGGCTGCCGGCTCGCCTTCATAGAAAGCCGGCAATTTCACTCACTCACACACAGGAGATTTACCATGAACGCATACGAACTGCGCTTTGCCACATTTTATCAGGCTAAAGAGTTTTTAGAGAACCAGTATAAGGCCAATTTGGCTACTTGGGATTTGTTGGACAAGGCCAGTAAAGAAGCACTTGACCTTATGCCAAAGTTCCCAACATTGACAGAAGTGATCGACAAGGCAGTTGAGATCAATCAGTTTGTTAGTGACGCAAATGTTGCTGAGATTAAAAAGGCAACCAAGCGACTAACAATGTAGTAACAGCCCCGTTAGCACAGCGTTAGTGCAGCACTTTTGTAAAGTGAAGGTCGGAAGTTAGAATCTTTCACGGGGCACCAAGGGGGATTAGTGATAATGGGAGCACATATGCTTTGCAAGCATGAGGTGGGAGTTCGATTCTCCCATCCTCCACCAATTAATTAGGAGATAATTATGGCAACTAAACCAGGATTGTACGCAAACGTCCATGCTAAACAAGAGCGCATCAAGGCTGGCTCAGGCGAGAAAATGAGAAAGCCAGGTACTAAAGGCGCGCCCACAGCCAAAGCATTTAAAGAATCAGCAAAGACTGCGAATACAAAATAATGGACGACTTTAAAAAACTGCCTAAGATGAAAACTGGCGGCAGTGTCTCGTTAGCAGTAGGGCGCGGTGAAAAGTTACCAGTATCCCAAGGTGCTGGACTGACTGCCAAGGGGAGAGCTAAGTACAATGCAGCAACTGGCTCACATCTCAAAGCGCCGCAACCAGAGGGCGGCCCTCGTAAAAAATCATTTTGCGCTCGTATGTCTGGCATGCCAGGCCCTATGAAGGACGAGAATGGCAAACCAACACGCAAAGCAGCAAGTCTAAAAAGGTGGAAATGTGGTAGCTAAAAAATCACCCCCAAATAAAAAGAAGTTTACCGAGGAAATGGCGCAAATCATTTTGGAACTCGGTAAGCAAGGTGCATCCCAAAAATCCATGTACGCTGCAATACACATTAGTAAGTCCACTGCGGCTAAGTGGAAAGAAGAGAACCCAAAGTTTGCTGAGACTATGTCTATGGCAACGACTTATGGTCAGTCTTACTGGGAATCATTGATGCTAGCCAATGTGGAAAACAAAGCGTTTAATTCACGCGTCGCTGAGCTGGCGTTAAAGGGACAATACCCAGAAGACTACGGCCAACAGCGCGTTGACTTAAAAGCAAACATCAGGCAAGAGGTCACAATTGACTTTGACAAAGAAATAGCTGAACTAATGGAAATGCTAAAGTAGTACTAATCAACGGGGAATAGGCTTAGCGGCCGTGCCAGTGCTCATTCACTGGCTACCCACCAAACAACCAATGAGGGTTATATCAATGAAGCAATGCACTAGTTGCAAAGAAATAAAGCCAAAAGAGCAGTTTTTAAAAGATAACAAAAATAAAGACGGTTTGCGTTATGAATGTAAACCATGTCATAATTTGCGAAATAGACTTTGGCATAAAAATAATAAAGAACGCGGAAAAAACAATTATTTAAAACGCTTATATGGCATAACTTTGCAAGAAAAGTTAAAAATGGCAAAACTTCAAAATAATAAATGCGCTATTTGTAATAAAGAATTTGTTGAAGAAGTTGATATTTGCGTGGACCACAACCATGATACTGGAGTAATAAGACAACTTCTTTGCAATCCATGTAATCGAGGGCTAGGACAATTTCAAGATTCCGCGCAAATATTAAAGTCTGCTATAATGTATTTAAACAAACACGCTAAAAAGGAAGCTGCATGACTTTCCATTCTGTACTATCCCCATCATCTAGTGCCCGTTGGCTAGCCTGCCCCCCTTCAGTACGACTGTGCGAAAATCTTCCAGATATAGTTAAGCCCGAGGGTTCGTTTGATTATGCCGCTCAAGGTACAGCAGCCCATGAACTTGGAGAAGCAAAATTACGTTTGGTTTTTAATCAAATAACACAGGAAGAATATGAAGCAGCTTACGAAGAAATCAAAAAGAGTGAGTATTACGACGAAGAACTCGAACACTACACAGACACCTATGTCAATTACGTTCGTAGTCAAGTGGGTTCAGAAGACACTGTCTACATTGAAACACGTGTGGACTACTCAGATTACGTCCCTGAAGGAACGGGTAGCGCTGATTGTATTATCATTGGACCTGCCGAATGTCACGTCCTCGACTACAAGCACGGGATGGTGCCAGTCAGTGCCATCTCTAACAGTCAAATGCGACTCTACGCCGTTGGAGCAATTAGTAAGTTTGAAGAAAAATACCCAAACATCAAAAACATTAAATACACCATTGTCCAGCCAAGAGCAGAAAACATCAGCTTTGAGGAAACCTCGAAAGAAAAGCTCCTCCTCTGGGCAGACACCATTGTCAGAAAAAAAGCCAAGCAAGCGTGGGTCGGTAGTGGCAATTTCCAAGCCGGCGACCATTGCAAGTACTGCAAAGCCAAAGCCACGTGCAAAACCCGTCAAGAGCAAATTGACGAAATTGCCAAGTTAGATTTTAGAGATCCTCAATTACTTAGCGATGCAGAAGTGGCAAGTGTTTTAGAAAAAGCAGAGCAATTAAAAACTTGGGTTACGGATGTACAAGAATATCTGTTAGCCAAAGCAATCAATCAGGGTGAAGTCCCTAACGGTTACAAACTCTCCACCACTGTAACTCACCGCAAGATTAGCGACCATGCTTTGGCTGCTGTAGTGCTCAAAGAAAAGGGTATGAGCGAAGAGGTAATCTGGGAGCCACGCAAATTAAAGTCTATAGCTGCCTTGGAGAAGCTAGGACCTAAAGGTCAAATCACCGCTTGGCTAGGTGACTTAGTGTTGCGTCCAGATGGCCAGCCTAAATTAGTTAAAGTCAAAGAGACCGCAGAGGATGATTTTAAATGAGTACTTGGTTAATAGCAGCAATGGGTGTCGTGTATTTTGTCGTGGCGATAGATCAATTTATGAAAGGTGGTATTGGTACCGGCATCATGTTCCTTGGTTACGCCATGGGTAATGTTGGACTCGTCATGGTAGCAAAATAACAATAAGAGGTACCTATGATGGTGCAATGCTATGGTTCGGAATTTGAAATTCCAGACCAGCTTATAGATAAGTATTTTAAAGATTTTGATGGATTACCAGGAAGTGGATTACGCGAAAACATTTGCCAAATCAGAGATTCTATTTACGAAATTGTAGATATTGTTGAAGAGGATCCGGATGTTTTGCACGAAGCAGAATACCTAAAAGACTTTATGCAGGCGCTTGCTATGAAACAAGCATTACAAAATCACGGAATTTTATACGACGCATAAATCTCACATGGTGGAATAACAAGTAACAAATTTGCGTATTAGTACAGTTAGTAAAGGGTAGACGTACTGGCCCCTATTGAAGTCCAGTACTTATGTTAAAAAGGTAATATCATGACTCAAACTACTAAAGTAAAAATCGTTACTGGTAAAGTACGTTTCTCTTACGCTAACTTGTTTGCCCCAAAAGCTTCTGTAGAAGGCGGCACTCCAAAGTATTCAGT